AGCGTTTTTAATTGTTTAACCAAATCTTTTTCAACAACACGCAACAAGTCCATGACCTTTTTACTTGTTGATGAATAATATCGCTGCAAATAAATTTCATGTGCGATTGTTTTATCGCGCAGTTGCGTGTTAGCTGATTCTTCCATTACAACATCCCACCAGTAGCAGGCATAACTGCAATGCGCTCCATCTCATCGTCAAACGATACGTCTTGCATAATAATGTCACCAGCGACAAGATTGTCGAATAAAGTTTGATGTGAGATTGAACCGCTTTGCCAAGCCTTAACCAAACTATCCAAGTCCTGAGCTGTCATTGAGTTTGGAATAAAATCACGGTTTAGCTCAACCTTAACATCACCAGTTACGCCTGACCAATCGCGCAAATACTCCATGACGTGCGTTAATCCAATGCTAATTGATTGTGAAATTGAAGCCAGTACACTGTTTTCACTTGATCTGTGAATGTTAGCCGTTTGCGCTGATTCTGCTGCGCGTTTTTCAGGTGCTAAAATACGCGCTCCAAGTGTTGCCATCATTGCCTCTTTTGAACGCAATGCTTCACGCAATTCACCTAAACCTTGACCTGTAAATTCAAGATAAAATGCTTTTGATTGTGGGTCTGGAAGTAACCATGCCGTGCCGCTACCAATGCGAAGTGACGCGCTTTTATCGTCTGAATAATATCCAGTGACTACTGGTGTTGGTAGTCCAGTAAAGTGCAAGCCATGTTCATAATCGGCTGTGGTTCTGTAATGCGATAAATTCACGTCAACAAGATCAAGCAATGGCGGTTTATCCACGCAGGGTGAATTGTCACGCACGCCAAAAAACTCAAACGGTATTTTGTTTAATGCTTTGCCGTTAATTTGTGGGTAAATTTCATCTACTAAAATAAATTCACCGCGTTTGTCTTTGCGGAAAACACGTTGACGATAAATTCCACCATCGCCTAAATCTAAAACGCGCCATTGTGGTTCACATTTAGACTCAAACTCATCAACTGCGATCTCGTTTTCTTCTTCAAGCACAACAAGTGTTAACTGTTCAACGTTGTTAATGCGCCCCGTTTTCCAATTAATGATTGATTCTGCATCGTACATGGTCGCGTAAGGTCTTGCGCCTTGTGTCTGTGCTTGTGCAAGTGTTACCGCGTTAACAATAGGTGGGTAATCGACAAGAACACCACAACGTCCAATGGTAATAACTTCTTCGCTAATGATTTCAGCAAATTGATGCAACGATAACCCACCCATTGTCACGTCTGCAATAATATTATCCATTGCGCTTGGTGCTGTGATGACTTCGGGTTTAAGGAATAACATTCCTGTCAAGCCGTCAATCGTTCTTGCTGTGGCGTTGTAATATAACGCTCGTTGTTTGTAAGCGTAATATTCAGCGTCAGTTTGACCGCTTAAACGTGGAAGGTATTTAATACCATATTCGTGGATCTCGTCTTGTCCTTCTGCTGCGTGTTCGCATCGCTCCCACTGCTCATAATACTCGTGATACTCGCTGTGTTTTGTATCGACTGCCATTTTTAAATTCCTGTAATTGCTGCAAATGATGGTCTATTATTAACTAGCGGGTATCTATACGCAATAAAATAACCTGTTGCATCAACAACGTGGTCAAATCCACCAGCTTTGTCAGGCTCACCCGTTTTTGCATAGCATTGCTTTTCAAGTGATTCAACCAGCATCGGGCAATACTGCGCATTAACAAAATAACGTCTTGCGCCTAAATTGTGAATCATTGCATTAACCGATAACACGCGGTCTTTAATGAATGGATTGCGTGAATTAACCAACACTTGCAACCCGTACGAGCGCAAAATGCTGTGATCTGATTCGCTTGCGTTGTTTGATTTTCGAGCGTTACCGCTTGCATCAGGATAAATTAAAATCCTGTGCGTTGGGTAGCGTTCTTTTAATAGCCGCGCCATTGTTGGCGTATCGAACACGCCAGTGAGCTCATTAACAACATGAACGCTGTCACCGCGCAATACATGAATAACAGCAGACATATTGGAAACGTTAAAATCCAACCCAACATGCAAAACATCGTCTGAATTAATAACTTCAATGGATGAATTAAGATTTCTGTCAAACTCATGGTAGACGCTCCCAGCGTTAAGGTTTACAAAATTGCCATCAAGATACGCGGATAATTGTGCGCTTGAGTAGGTTGCTTCAAGTTGCTTGATATAGCCATCGGGCAAATATGGATTGCTTGAAGTAGGTGCTTTAATTAGCTCGTAGCCTTCGCGTGGTTCTTTGCCCCACATTTCGTACATGAAAGCAAAGCCTTCGGGAGTTGATACTGCTGCAAGTGTGTTAGGTGAATTATCTGGCTTGCGTTCTCTAATCCGTCCAAGCATTTTAGTCCAAACCAGTTTGGCTTGGTCAACGCGCAATGTATCTGCTTCGTCTATTACTGCATCGGCTAACTGAAAACCAACTAACCGCTCTGGGTTGTCTGCTGATCTAAAAATAATCTGCGAATTGTTTTCAAGTTTGATAATGGCATCGGCTTTATTGAGATTATATTTTACGCCCCACTCATCAAGTATTTCTTGAAAGCGCGGAAAGGCAATCAGCCGTATAAGATCATAAGTAGGCTCAACAAATCCAAACGATAAACCATCGTATTTCAATGCAAGCAAAGCCAGTCTAATGACAGCGGCTTGTGATTTCCCCGCGCCATACCCTGCTACCATTGCAGGGTGGATTGCTTCACTGAAAATGAAGTCTTCTTGAGGTTTGGTTAACTTAAGCCTAATCTTCACGCGATGCTCGCTCAACCACAAATGTGTATCCTGTTTTTATAGTTGCTTCAACGCGATCTGTTGATACGCCTGCTGCTTTACCTCTAGCAATTTCAGCCGTAATAGCCGCGTTAATTTGATTGTTTTTTACAGCAAGGTCGCGCAACGTCATTAAGTCTTTTAAATGCGATTCAAGTGTAATGCCAACGGCTTCAATGATTGGTTTGCGTAACTCGTCAACCCTTGCTGAAATATTGCTGTCAGCCATAAGCCGTGAAGCATTAGCTTGTATTGTTTCAGGCTTAGTTGTTGGCTTAGTATCAAACGCCCCACGATAAGCATCAGCCTGTGTTTTGCCTTCTGCAACAAGTTGTGCAAAGCGTTCTTGTTTAGGTGTGAGAGCCATATTGTTCGCTGTGTGTTCGTGCATTATTCACATACGGTATTAAATCCGCTGTTTTACGTTGTGTTATTTCCATTCTTGTTCCTGTTAAATTAACCATCAAGTAATTAAACCATAACCCCGCAGTGCAAAATTATCAGAAATGCTGCGGTAAAACTGCTCCCGTCTTTTTTTCGTGCGAGAGGACACGCGTTAGGTTTAATTCTTCATAATTAAAAAAACCACCACGCCATAAACTGCAATGAGTGGTGGCTGTGTTTTGGTTGATAATAATCTCAGTATTCGTTGGCGTACTTTCAGCCAATCCCAAGTCTCCTATTTCTGAGCGTCTGGCCATTACAGGTGCGCTGTGCGCGTACTATCAAGTCATAGCATCTAAGCCTGCCTTGGCACTTATAACACATAAGCTCAAACGCTATGCTTGATAGTGCTTGTCTTTCCAAGCTGTCACCAACCAACCCAGTTATTGATAAATCGCCATAAAGTGATTTCTGGGTTGGTTGGTTAAAAAGATTATATTCTAAAAAGTAAAAAATAGTAATTTTATTTTTAAATTTCCGTACACCGTACATGCGTACACCCTTTAAAGGGAGGGTGTACGCGTACGTACGCTTAAATGTACCCATGCGTACATGCGTACATTATAGGCAAAATGTACGCGTACGTACGCTTATTTAAGCCAATAATAAACACCATCATTCCCTATAAGCTGTTGATTTAATAAATCTTTTACACCGTCAGCAAAAGAGCGTCTATTATTCTTGTCTGTTATGTACTCATAAGCAAATGGACGCCATTCTTCAAGCGACACAACCATCTCATTTTCACCCACTAATGTACGCCCACCCCCCAACTTTTTGGTGGCATTTATGGCGTTTTTTAAACCTTCAAAACATTGCGTTGTTCCCTTTTTTAATTCTTTTACGATTTCTTGGCTGCCAACATATTCCAAATAAACGCCTTCAATCTGTTTTTGCTCGTCATCGTCATAAAAGCAATCACCCTCAAGATCAACTACTTTTATTCTAAAATCCATATTACTGCCTGCGCTAAAATCTTTTGATTTGGTACATGACAGCGTGACTTCCATTTTAGATTTCTTTGTCATGCAAAATTCTGCGTCCATGCCTGCTTTAATGGCTGAGCTTCCACGCGCCCTGCCCTTGTCGCCATGACCACTATGATGCACTGGCACAATGGCTGCGTTGTATTTTTTAGCCAATAATTCCATGTTAGCCAAGAATATTGCCATATCCTCGCTGCTATTCTCGTCACCGTGCATATTTCTGTGCATTGTGTCGATGAAAATGGCGCATGGAGGCTCGTCTAAGCCTAACCCATCTAATATACTGGCTACGCGCATAACCGCGTCTGTATCGAGCAAATTAACGCTTTTTGTGCTAAAATAAATGTTGTCAGGGTTCATGTTGTATTTTTGTTTGAGAGCTTGCATCCTCATTGCAAGCCCTCGATGACCCTCACCAGCAATAACCACCACCGTGCCTTTTTTAGTTTTGTGACCGTGCCACGCAATCCCTCTGCCAATGCAAAACGCCCAGTCCATCGCAATCAGCGATTTACACGCCCCAGATTCACCAAAAAGCAACGTGTTTGAGCCGCGCTCAAGAAGGTTTTTAATTACCCAATCAGCGCGTGTGGTGTTTGCCATCAAATCATGAACTGAAACAAACAACTTTTGTTTATGACCAATAATGAGATCCGCAACCGCTAATATGCCTGCGCGTTTTGCCATGTCGTTAAAATCTTCACCAACAATGGGCGAATTGATAACTTCTACCCCGCATTTATTGGCTTTCTCAATACCTACACCGCTTGCATCGTTATCTGCGCATATAATCACCCTGCCTTTGTACTGACTGCGCACCATGTCGCACACTGGCTTTAAATTCCCAGCGTTAAACGCAACCACAACACATTGTGCTG